CTTCAGCAATGGTTATCAGTTTATCAATTAAACCTTTTTGATTTCCATCTGCTTTATCATAGTACAGCGTCTTAAACTGCTCTAATGCGGCTGCATCTTTTCCAACAGTCTTGGCTAAGATATCCGCATCAAGACCCTGACCATTGACTACGCTTTCGTAAATCGTCTTGAGATTTTGTACGTTTTCAAGGCGATCCGCATTGGCGTCATTACCTGAATTAGCCCAGAACTTAATCTGAGAATCAACAACATTTGGACTCTTATCAAGCATTTCAAAAGTCTCTTGTGGGTCATTCCACCATTGACCTTTTTCAGCTATAGCCTGTTTTACTACTAAGGCTTCTTGAAGTGCGGGTAACTCAGTAGAGTCTACGTTTCCTACACCACCTTGAATATTATCAATACGATTTTCTAAATCTTTTACTGAAATATCCAGTAACTGTTCTGCGGTCAGTCCACCAACTTTGGTCCAACCACGTTTACCCGCATAGTCACGTATCTTATTAATCTCTCCGTCTAGGAATGCTGCCCTGTTAGGCTGCGTAGCCTTAAGGTTTTCCAGACGGGCAACCTCAGTCTCCCAAGAGTTCTCTGCAAGGCCATCAAGCTTTGTAGTATCGGGATTACCAAATAGACTATCAGACTGCTTAGTCACGGCGTCAGCAGCAGTAGCAATATCAGTGCCTACAGAAGAGGATTCATTCAAAGCAGCTTCTGTTTGATCTTCTGGGGTTGAAAAACCACCATTTGGTTCTTTTGATAAAGCATTTTTAATTTTTGATAAATCTTTAGATGCAACTCTATGCCTTACAGAAGCACCGCCCTCTACTATATACGATCCATCCGCGTTTGGAACTATCTTGTATCCATTATGATAAATTGGGGCAGTATCGACAGTAGGTTCTACCTCCGATCCATCGGTAGGAGTACTATTTTGATTAGCCGCCGCCTGATCAACTGGAGTAAACAGCTTATCAAATGCAGGATTGCTAATATTGCCAACCAGTGCTTCAACCTGAGAATAACTAGTCGCCCCAGACTCCATAGCGTAGTTGTATACCTGATCAGTCATAGTAACTAAACCAGCTTGATCTGTTAGAGGCGTACCATAGCCGCCTACTTTAGCCTGTAGTGCCGTAGTAACATACCCGCGTAGTTTCTTGTCTGCCGCTTCTTTAGCTTCCTGTTTAGCAGCAGCCGCTCTCTTACGTGCAAACTCGTCCTTCTTCTCCATAAGTTCTTCTTGACGGCGTTGTTCTGCGTCAGCTCGAATACCAAAGGTAACTTGCTCCGCAAAGCCCTTGAAGCCATACGGATCAGGATTGGCCTTTTCAAAAGACCCAGATGCAAGTTTGCTTCTTACATTAGCGGCTTCACTACGAAAGCTCATCTTCAGGCTCCAATTCTTCTTCTTCCTCAACACCACCCAACATAGCCATCTGCTCATCTTGTGGAGCTACAGCCTCGTCAGGCATAGCCATCAGACCGCCTGTGGGCTGCTCTAAGGCAGGGGTTTCTTCTTCTGGCATTTCAGGCTCATCATCAGGGTCTACTATACCCAGTGCCTGTTTTAAGAGTGTAGGAGTGATAACAATCTCATCCTTATCTCTTACGCCCATCTCATAAGGAGTGTCGGCATTCTTTGCCATAATCTCGATATATCGTGCCAGAGGTCCAGCCGTAAGCAATGCTAGGTCAATGCCAAACTTACCTACAGACACCGCCTGTAATAGTAGCGTAGAAACAATAGTAGAAATCTGTGCGTCGATCTTAAGCATAGCCATGACCATCTGCGTCTCATACGGATCGTCAATCTTCTTGATCATAAAATCAACAGCCTGATCATACTCCACAATATCCGGCGGTCTATGCCATGCGTAGTGCCGCGTATCGGCTAACATATTTGCTCCGGGGATTGGTGAATCAGGACGCATCTTCTACTTCCTCTTCCTTCTCTACAGGCTCACCCATGATTTCTTCTTCCAGAAGATCAAAGTATTCCTGTGTAAACATTAACTGGCCGCTCTCCGCTAGTTCAGCGGTTCTGTCTGGCATCTTACCGTCCAAGAACATCTCTATGGATTTCTTAACTGCTTCTTGAAACTTCATTTTATTCTCCTACGCTAACCACCAAGGCTTAGACCCTGCGCCAAGTACTGCACCACCAATTTGCAAGGCAGACTGCAAGAAGCTATTTCCACTAGAAGTCTTGCCAGACTGAGATTGTATTTGTGCGGCTAGTAGTAGGTATTCTCTCTGCATATCGTTATCAGAAGATTTCCATATGTAGTCTAGAATATTATCGGCATCATCCCACAACCTGTTCTGGGCTTCTTGTGATATACCTAGAGCAGCTTTTACATCAAAACTTGCTGCATCAAAGTTCATCTGGGTATTAGTAGTGGCTACTTTTTGTATCCAATCGCCATTGTACTTATCAATGAAGAACTGCTGCTTGGCAGTAAACTGTTCTCTGTTGTTTCTTAGCTCTGCAACGTACTCTCTATTGTCGTTGATTTCACCAGCATTAAACTTAGCTAGTGTATTGATAGTATTAGCATTATCTCTATCAATTGCAACATTCATATTGGCATAAAATTCGGCTGCATCGTTACTTTCTTGGGAAGCAAATAGCCGTGCAGCATTTTCTGCTGCTGTATTGGTGAACAGAGCATCTTTCATAATCTGTTTGTTGATTACTTCGGCCTGTTGCTGGTTTGTAAGATTTGATAAATCCATTTGTAAGAACGCTTTAGCATCCTGTACAGCAGCAACTTCGTGGGCCTTCATATTAGCTAAATCAACAGTAGCAATTGTCTTTGCTTTATTAAGGATAGCCTGTTGTCTGTTATCTAAATTCTTAAGAGTTATAGTTTGATAGAACTTAGCGTCTTTATCAGCTACACCTAGAGTAGCTTCCATTATGGCATTTGCCATTGACTCTGTAGCAGCGGTTCCAGACAGTCCACCAAAGGTCATAGTCTTGGATACGTCTCTTGCTACACCCTGCGCCCATGCGGGTATACGAGCATTACCATTACTGTCCTTAAACTCCGCAGCAATCAGTTTAGCCTGACCAAGTACCGTAGCCTTAGAGTCAGTGTAGTTACCTTCACCTAATGCTTGAGCTAATAACTTCCCATCAGCCGTGCTAGTATCAATTATACTGGATATATTCTGTGAGGCGAAGTCATTTAGTGCTTTACCTAGTGGACCTTTACCTTCTGAAATTGCCTCAGTATCAATCACATAGTCTTCGGCATTTACTAGGTTATCATTATCTATTTCACCTGTAACTGCGTCCACTTTCATATCGTCAGTGATAGTGTTTGTGGCTGCATCGTAGGTGGATATAGGCTCACCTGTTACATTATCGACTGTGGCTACGTTATCTACGGTAGATACTTCTGGGCTGATGTCAGCCATCTCTTCCATATCACCAATCTGTGCGCCATCAGTATTTGCATCTAGACTTGGAACAACGTCAGATAGTTTTAAGCCTCTATCCTCTAAAAACTTCATGGGGTCTGCTAAGATAGCATTCTTCTCATCTTGAGAGGATATCAATCCTGCTGCCTCAGCCATGTCTAAAACACTCTGTGCAATGTCATCTACGTTGGTAGAGTCATCTGAGTCATCACCCCCCGTATTAGCATTGTCGGCTGCTTCCTGCATAATTTGATCAGCTTTATCATCATTCCCCTGAGAGCGTTGCTCATCTGACATTTTCTGATAACCAGAGGTTGATCTATCGTAGTTAGGGTCTGTAGGGAAATTACCATTAGCATCTTTGCTTAATGCATCTTGTACTTTACCATCTACAACCTCTACCTCGTACTGAAGTCCTGCAAAATTGTAGCTGTATTTCATACCATTTTCGTTAACGTACACTTGGCGTCCATCAAAGACTCCAGCGCCGTCACGGGAAATATCTTTCTCAGGGTCTAGGTTATTAGCCCATCCTGATAATGCCCCAATGATACCAGTACCCGAAGCAAAGCCCATAGCTTTACCAAACCCACTGGGAGCCTGTCCTTTGATACCCGTATCAGATTTATTATCAAATATAGAGAGGCCATCTTTAAAGAAACTTGTGGCTCCACTGGTTTTAAGAGCCGTACCCACTTGAAGTTTCTTAGGGTCCGTAATGTTGTTCAAAGCCATAAGCTGCTCGACACTGGTTCCTGTCTTGGCAGCGATCTCACTAAGCGTATCACCAGAAGAAACTACGTGTCCTGTACTATCACTTTGACCAGAACCCGAATAAGTTGATTTTCCCGTTTTTTTATCTGTACCGCCGTATCCACCGCCCTCGTTCTTCTGAACTACTTGACCTTTTTTAGCGCCAGAATCATAAACGAGGTTCCCGCTAACGTAGGATGCACCATCGGTAGGAGTAAAAGTATTTGCCACACTTTCCGTAAAGCTATTACCGCCGCCAAATGTATCAGACCAGAAGCCCATTATAAATTATCCTTCTCTTTTTCACACGCACGGATACGATCCCGTAGCTTGGCGTAATCTGCTATAGCCACTGGTATAGCGAAATAACCTTCATCTAGGCTCTCAATCTCTGTAGCAAGTCCTTTGTTCCAGTCCTTAGAGTACTGCTCCATAGGTGGGCAGTAGACTTCTAGATCGGTTCTATAGACCGTTCCCGCGCAGCCGCTCAGTAAGAGACTTGCGGTCATTAAGGCTATCGTCTTCATGCTCTGCCATTGCCTTGTAAAAATCAGTATTTTTCTTCTGGGCCTGTAGATCGTCCTTGAGGACTTTATTCTTTTCTTTGGCCCGTCCTGTGACCTGACCCATGACATAGAGTATGGGTAAGGCCAGTGCTAATGCACCAATAATGTAACTCTTTATTTTACCAAAGATGAACACTAGTGGATGCCTTCCTTATTGTCTTTGTACCTAGCGTATGCTGCTAGAGCGATACCGCCGACTGCACAGAGCAGGAAGATAGTCTTGAGGCCGTCAGCGTAGGCTACAAGCCCCTGTAACTGTCCGGCTACCTCATTAAGTCCTGTGGCTGCACCAGCAATACCCACACCAGCCATTGTCTTAGACTTAGTGAGAGGCTTAGGTGCTTCAGCGGTAGGCTTCTGGGGCATCTCTGGGCCACCCTCATCAGAAGGCAACTGTGCGTCTCTGGAGAAGATAGCGGCCTCAGCAGTACGTCTACGAGTTAGTCCACGTAAGGGAGTTAGCTTACCGTCTACTCTGGCCTTGTTCCACCGCATAATCTGCTCAGGGCAATCGTCGTAATTTCCAGAGTTCAGACGCTTCAGCAAAGTTGATGACTTGAACGCACCACCACCTAAGTTGAATACAAACGATACTAACGCATCATACTGTCCTTGAGATAGAGGTACGTTAACCAGACGCTTAACAATTTTACCGTGTTCATCTAGATCATGGATTAGCCGCTGTTCAGCCTCTGCTATGGTACAGTTCATACCAGAGCGAATGCCTTTAGTGGCCCCATAACCCAGAGTCCACTTTCCGGCGGGGCACCTATACGAATGGACTAAACCATCATCCTTTAGTTTATGTAGACCCTCGAACTTCTTAACTAGTTCAATACAGTCTGTAGACACTTTATGTGGGTGCATTTTGTTACCTCGTAAACGTATTAGGGTCTATAGGCTGACTAACGGGAATAACTCCTGCGAAAGGATTGGGTGGTCTTTCCATGCTTGGTTTAATTTGTTGTGCCATACCCAGAGTGCCAGTCTGTTGATATGGGGATGAAGCAAACCCGCCAACTTGAGCCTGTGGAGTTGTAGTACCCATCTGAGTATTACCAGCATTAGGCTTTGATTGAAGCTGTTGTAACCGTTGACCAATATTGATCAGGCTAGAGCCAGTCTCTTCGCCTTGCACATTAAATTTCTTAAGAAGCATATTACCTTGCTGATCCATAGCGCGGGTAATAGTATTTCCTTGAGCATCGATGCTGT